AGCTGTTGAAGATTTCCGTTTGGGAGGCGTCGAGTGTCCAGTATATTGTATGCCGCTTGGGGGACGCAGTGAGGAGTATAATCTCAACGTTCAAGAAGTTGCTGAGGTCTGTATGGAACGTGGTTGGAGGTTTACGCCTAGGCTCCATATTTCGCTCTTCGGCAACGCCTGGGGAACATAGTGAAGAAAAGGATGCTTTGTATCCGATCAAAAAAGAAGTAGACGACAAGTTAGATAGAGCAATGAAGGCTCCAATTGACTTGGATAAACTTCGTAGTAAAGGACTATAATATGAAAGATTTGTTAAAAGGAATATTTGGTAACAAAGGTTCAAGTGAAAAACCTAAACCAAAGAAAGCCAAAAGCAACAAAAAAGTTAAAACTGCTGAGTCAAAGAAAGACATTGCTACTGCAAATGGAGAACCATATGTTGAAGTAATTACTTTAGAAGTTGATGCAGAGAATCCATCACAGGGTGCATTTGAACTTGAGTGGAACGATTTGTTTGTAGCAGAGCTCAAGAAAAATGGATACAGAGGTCCAAGCGATGAAGACATTGTTGATATTTGGTTCCAACAGATCTGTAAGAACGTTGCACTAAGTCAGTGGGAAACATTTGACGATGATAACAGACAACGTTCAATGGTAACAAAAACTAACATTGGCGATGGTAAAACAGAAGTTAAATGATTTTTGTTAACATAGGAGATGGATACAGCAGTGGATGTTGTACAGGTAGTAAGTACGTTTATGCCTGTGACGATCCTAAGTACAGTGGAATGGGTTCCGAAGTTGAGCACCCAGATAGTAGGCCAGGAAGTTTTGTAAATCAACTTGGCAATATGTACAGAGCACAAGTACTAACATTTGCTAAACATCGTGTTCCAACTGAATTCTATTTTGATACAGTTGATCAAATAATTAACAATGTCGAACAATACAACGATCAACTTATATACTTTATAGGAATAAACAATTTACGTTCTCGTAGAGTTGGCGAAGAATACTTAATGCTAGATGGTCTAGACGAAACTGAACTAAGCGATGAAGAATACTTTAAACTTTGTAATGCAGAAGTCGACAGTAAAACTAAGATAAACAAAATCGAAGAGTTTTTAAAACAGATAAGTACAACTGCAAACAAGATTATTTTATACAGAACAGATGCAGAACCTTTTGACATTAATGTTCCTGACAACTGTATTGTAGTTCCTCAGAGTGTAACTGAAATGTTAAAGGACGATATTCCTTATAGACGTAGTTACTACGATAAACAAACTTATAAAAAAATAACAAAAACTTTACTACAGTATTTTATAAATGAATAATATAAAGAAAAACATGTTTATGATTACTGGTGCTTGGGGCTCCGGTAGAAACCTACGAGAACAAAATGGAAGCTCTGGCGAGCACTACACAGATAAAAGATGGCCCAGAGCTAGAAGGTTATATCATCATCCTGACAACTGTTATAATTCATGGCCTAATGTAATTGCCAACAACATCAATGCAACTGTACATTGGGTTGGAAGTGATGATAATCATATCACAAACACACTTAGTACTTTTGAGTTGTTTTTTAATTCAATCGAAGGACGTTATGAAGATGGTATTAACTTTTACTTTGTAGTGTTCAACGGTGTATATGATTTGGAAAACAAGTTTAAGGTTGACGACAATGCTGACTTCTGGACAAACTATAAAAAGGCAAGTAAGTTTCAAAAAGATAACTTGATGACTTTTAATCGTGGATGGATCAGTCTTAAAGAAATAATTAAACAGTCTAGTTACAATGATCGAATGGTGTTCATTATGCAAGACAAAGAAAAGATTGATGATGAGTATCGCCGCGATGATCATCCAAGTATTGCCGACCAGTTAAATATTATGGTACAAGATTATGAGTATGTGTACTTTGCAAGACAGCCTATGGACGAGATTGTACAAGAAGCCCACAAATTTGGTTCGGAGCCATTCGATGGTCCAACACTAGATATGAAACAAAATGAAACTTTTGGTAATAACTTATATTCGTGGTTGACAGATAGAACAAATTGCTTTATTATGTAATTATAAAATCAATTATAAAAGTGTTATTCAATGAAAAAACTATGTTTACTAACCGTATTGTTGTTCGCAACTAGTGCCTGTACAACTACAGTCGCTGTAGTTGATGTCGCCGCTACTACTGCCATTTATACTGCAAAGACAGCAGTAAATGTTGTAGATGCAATCACTCCAGATATTATCAATTAGGAATTATTATGGCCAAATATCTTCTTATAGACACTGCAAACACATTCTTTAGAGCAAGACACATTGCACATCGTGGTGCTGATACTTGGGACAAGATGGGCATTGCAGTACATATTACACTTAACAGTGTACTCAAGTGTTGGAATAAACAAAAGGCTGATCATGTAGTGTTCGCACTAGAAGGTCGCAGTTGGCGTAAGGATATGTACGAGCCTTACAAAAAGAATCGTGCAGTGAGCAGAGCCGCACTAACAGAACGTGAGGCAGAAGAAGATAAAATGTTTTGGGAAATCTTTGATGACCTTACAACGTTCTTAAAAGAGAAAACTAATTGTAGTGTAGTACGTTCTGAAATTGCAGAAGCAGATGATGTTATTGCACGTTGGATTGCTACACATCCTAATGATGAACATGTTATTGTTAGCAGTGACACAGACTTTATACAACTGTTAGATGAGAATGTGCATCAGTACAATGGTATTACACAAGAGTTACACACCCTAAAAGGCATATTCAATGATGCTGGTGAACGAGTAATAGACAAGAAGACTAAGGAGTACAAGGCTATTCCTGACCCTGAATGGCTATTGTTTGAAAAGTGTGTTCGTGGTGATACAAGTGATAATGTGTTTAGTGCATACCCAGGTGCTCGTAAGAAGGGCACTAAGAACAAGGTTGGTATGCTAGAAGCATTTGAAGATAGAGGTAGCAAAGGCTACAACTGGAATAACTTTATGCTACAACGTTGGGTAGATCACAATGAAGTAGAGCATAGAGTGTTAGATGATTACGAACGTAATAAACAACTTATTGACTTAACAGAGCAACCGCAGGAAGTAAAAGACTTTGTTGATACACAGATTAATGAAGCAGTAGAGATGAAAGCAAATACAATGGTAGGTGCTAAGTTCTTAAAGTTCTGTGGCAAGTATGAGTTGATTAAACTTGCAGAGCAAGCCGCTCGTTATGCAGAATTTTTACAAGCGAGGTATCCACAAAAATGACATATTCATTAAAGCCAATCATTGATGACAAATTTTGGATTGTAGAGTTTCAAGGACAAAAGCATGGAACACTAAGATACGTTGATGGTGAGCTATATGAAGTTAGCAGTAACGGTAAAATTAATATGCTAGACAAAGCACAACTAACAGGTCAGTTTGGCATTGATATTGAGAACTATAACTATACAGAGCCTGAAACTTTTGTGCTTACTCGTAACACAGATGAGAAGCATGTTGAAGTATTGTATGACTATCCTTGTGCTAGTTTTCCTTTTAATGGCATGTATGATATGAAAAAGAAACTTCCAATGTATACTAAAACTGACAAGAGTGGCAGTTATCATTGTGCAGGTTACTATGTTATTGAATATGAAAATGGTTGGACACGAGCGTTCTGTCCAAAGTTAGTAACACTTGGCAAATACAGATACGAAGGTCCATATAAAAGCAAAGATGATATGTTAGCAAAGATGAGGCAACTGAATAAACAATGATACAAATTGAAAAATTTAGTTACCTTGTAAGTAGTAGCTCACAACAAAAAAGACCACAAATCACAATGACTACTGACGAAGCACACCTGCTGTTAAACGATATACTTCAACTACAAAGCAAGTTAATCGAAGCACAGACCGCCGCTATAACCGCTTTAAAAGCGGCACAAGAGCCCGTTGGCAACAACATAGAAGCTGACGCGGGCCGATTCTAAAATAGTACCATATAACTGAAATTAGGTAAATACTTGCAAGTAGGAGAACTATTGTGAGTAGACCAAAACCAACTATACTAATTGAAAAAGTCGATAAAGACTACAAGACTGATCAGGTTCTAGCCAGTGAAGGAATATGGGCTGTGTTCTATAAAGAACAACCTATTAACCTTAAGAGCTTTAATGCACTGATTGGTTATGCAAGTCCCAAGTACAAAAAGGTTAGTTTCAGTAATCCCGGACATGCTATCAATTTAGCAAAGAAGATGAATGTAATGTTCAAGTCCGATGACTTCACTGTAGTACTCTTGAACTCAGGCGAATGTATATATCCGATAGACTAGATAAAAAATTTCTAACCAGTGCTTTCCTAAGAGCAGGAGAAATTGATCCTAGCGAAGAAAACATCAAAAAATATTATGGAAGTTGGTGGCTCAATGTAAGAGCTGACGGTGGACTAAGGCTTACTGATCTGTGTATGATTTATGTTACACAGGATCTTAAACTAGAGCATTGGGCATATAAAATACCAAAAGGTACCATAAACTTCCAAATGTTATTAGACCTTGACAGGCACATTGATTGCCCGTATTGGTTAAACAAACCCCAAACAAAATTAGTTCTCTTTGGCGAAGAAACTTCAACACTAATGACGCTCTACGATGGAGACATTGAGTTGTTTTTGAATAGCACAAAGGCTTGGTACTAAACTTTTTTACATTTTTTCTGCAATAAGAGGTTGACAGAAACCTGTTTTGTGCTATTATAAAATAGTAAGTTAACAAAACGGAGAAATTAAATGGCATATGTATCACAAGCGAAAAAAGCTCAACTAGCACCAAAGATTAAAGAAGTACTTAAAAAGTATAATATGAAAGGTTCTATTGCAGTTAGGCATCATATGAGTCTTGTAGTGAACGTTACTAGTGGTCCTTTAGAGTTTGATCATACACATGGTGATGACTATACACAGGTTAACGTTTACCATATTAACAGTCATTACAGTGGTGATAAGCAACAATTCCTTAATGAATTGTTAGACGCTATGAAAGGTCCTGAGTGGTTTGATCAGTCAGATGCAATGACTGATTACTTTCATGTTAGTCATTATAATGATATTAACATTGGTAAATGGAACAAGCCTTACCAACTAACTTGTTAATTAAAGGTTGACAGATAGCCAAAGAGTGCTATTATAAAATAGTAAGTTAACAAAACGGAGGAAGTTCATGTCAAAGATTAGTTATATTAGTGCTCACGAAGGTGGTATCCAACTTCATGATGATAACGGCATTGTTGGTTATTCAACAAAGGCTGATACACTAGCATATATTATGGGTACTCATGGCATGGCTGACACAGTAATGGGAAGTTCAAGTATGGACTTTGCTGATGAATATGGTTTTAAAACTGCTGACGGAGCAATGAAACTTTATGAAGAAGCAGTAAGCCTTTATAATTGGCAATTTAACAAAGTTGCATAAAAAGGTTGACATAGCCTTATAAGATGTTATTATATAAGAGTAGAGTAAAAAACAGGAGAATAATAAATGACAGCATTAACCGAAACAAGGACCGTAACTAGCCTAGGTGCTAGACGTGCAATCCTTAAAGCCTTTGCTAAAAAGAGACCTATATTTTTATGGGGTCCTGCTGGTATTGGTAAGTCAGAACTTATCCAAGGCATTTCCAATAGTGGGGATCTTGGTAACAGTTTTGTTATTGATTTGAGAATGGCACTTATGGAGCCAACTGACATCAAAGGTATTCCTTTCTACAATAAGGATCTTGGTGTTATGGATTGGGCACCGCCAATTGATTTGCCAAGTGCAGAATTTGCCGCACAATACGATACAGTAGTATTGTTCTTAGACGAACTTAATAGTGCTCCACAAAGTACACAGGCCGCAAGTTATCAATTGATCCTAAACGGTAAAGTTGGTAAGTATGTACTGCCTGATAACGTTGTGATTGTTGCCGCTGGTAACAGAGAGTCGGACAAAGGTGTTACTTATAGAATGCCTGCTCCACTTGCAAACAGATTTGTACACTTGGAAATGAGAGTCGATTACGAATCATGGTTGAATTGGGCAGTTGAAAATGACATCAACCCAGATGTTATTGGACATATTACAGTCCACAAACAGGACTTGTTTGACTTCGATCCACGAAGCTCAAGCAGAAGTTTTGCAACTCCAAGAAGTTGGACTTTTGTAAGTCAGCTCGTTGCTGATGGTGATCTTGATGAAGAGACACTAGCAGACTTGGTAACAGGTGCCGTTGGTGAAGGTGCTGGTATTAAGTTTATGGCCACTATGAAGAACAGTGGTAAACTTCCTAACCCAAGTGAAGTACTTGACGGTAAAGTTACTAAGCTCGATAAGAGTGTTGAGATTAGTGGTAGGTACTCACTTACTGTGTCTATGTGCTACGAGCTAAGAGAGCAGTATGAGAAACTTGGTAAAAAGGATATTGAGAAATTTCATAGTTATGCAGATAACTTCTTTAGGTTTATGATGGATAACTTTGAAACAGAGATGGTTGTACTTGGTGCAAGGGCCGCCTTGGTAACTTACAAAATTCCACTAAGACCTAAGTACTTAAAGAACTACAAAGAGTTCTACGATAGGTTTGGTGGATACATCAAGGCAACTCATTCCGCTTAGGCGGACTCTACCGCCCAAGGCTTTTACTCTCCCGTTTGGCCTTGGGCATTT